TTCCTGTGATACGCGAGGTGGCACAGTTCTGTGCTGAGATACGCAAGGTCAACCGACATGTGAAGTTCGGCGTGGCTAATCGTATGAAGTACAACTTCCATGGCACAGTAAACAGGATGCAAGAACTCTATGCGTACATGGATGGGCATGCCTACGCCATGATGAAGATCGGGTACGCTGATTACTCTAACAAGGGTGGTGACAACAAGTACATGGTGTACGCACGGATGATCAAGAACGAGAAGTTCCGTGAGGACAGCGATCAGTATCACATGGCAACAGCCGAGGGTATTGACCGTGCCATGAAGAATGTTAAGAAGTACATGCGCCCGTACTCACCCATCGAGTGCGCCGCAATGTCTTTTGACAACGTGCGCAATAGGTTCTCATCGGTTGTGTCCAACGTGTCCAATGAGATGTACAGCGCACGCAACAGCGTGATGGAGTCAGCGCACCTGCGTATGGAGTTGTTCCACATGCTCGACATCGGCTACGAGTTCTTGTCTGAGGAGTTCCGCGAGAAGATCGTCAAGTGGCGCGAGAAGTACCAAGAAGAACAAGTGTCTCGTGGTCGTGCCCTGCATGCGTACTATGTGAATGTCCGTATACACCGCGAAGAGATGGTGTGTGATGTCATCGAGGTGTTGGATGCCAACAAGCGTTCACGCATTGACGACCGACCCATGCCTGTGGTGACATACAAGATGGAGGAGTTGCCCGAGCACATCGGTGGAAGTCTTGCCGCCTTGAGCATGGTGGGAGATGATCACTATGTGGACGGTGTTGGCTTGCGTGTGGACAGTGCAACCTTTTGGGTGCAACGATGAGCAAGTACACCCTCGGATGGTCTGACCCTCGGTCTTCATATATGAACGACCCTGAGTATTGGAATACAGTCGAGCCGCCTGACAAGACCGTGCGCAAGATACTGAATGGGGAGATTCTCCCCGAAGATCAACCTATTGCCATCAGGACGGTGATGAAGTATGACGTGCAACACGCAAACGCAGGGAAGATGCTGATGTCAGATGGGTCTGTACACGATGACAACATATACCGTGTGAGTGTCTTTCCCGATGGGATAGATATTGTATGTTTCGGTCTCTCAAGTGTTGACTCAGACATCAACGGTCACTATGATCGGACGGACGATCTACCCGAATGGGTAAAGGAACGTCTTGCCGTGTTAATGATTACGACTGGTACACCGCCAACACAAGAAGTGGTGGGTGTCGGTCGTCGAATATCAAGTCATGTTTATTGGGTGTACGCACCCGAGACCACATCTTGATGCGTTGGTACGTGCGCTCCACGTACCGTATCTGTTAGGGACTCCCTAACAAAACACAAAGGAAACGAAGATGAGAAAGAAAACAAGCACCGCACAGCGTATTCGCTCGTTGATTGATAGTGGCTACAACAACAAGGCCATCATCGAGAAGCTCAAGTGCAAACCGCAAGCCGTGTACAACATCCGATACCAACTCAACAAAGAGCGTGGCCTCGGCTCCATCGGCGCGTTGCCGAATCCTGTGAGCGGCATCGGTGCACCTCCAAAGAAGCGTACCCGCAAAGTCAGAGCGGGAACTGGCATCGTTTCTGACGCCAAACCGCTGATCAACCCTGCGCCAAACGGATGGCATGAAGCGCCGGTCAAGCGTGAGGGTGAGCCTGTGTTCCCCATCACCATGATCGAGAAGCCAACTCTGTGGCAACGTATCAAGGGGTGGTTCCGTGGCTGATACACCTGAAGTCAAAGTCAAGAAGAAAGTCGTTGCCCAACTCAAACAGATGGGCGCGTATTACTTCTACCCTGTGACTGGGGGCTACGGCGGCAGTGGTGTGCCTGACATCGTTGGGTGCTACCACGGCAAGTTCTTTGGCATCGAGTGCAAGGCTGGCAAGAACAAGCCGACACCGTTGCAACAGAAGAACCTCGACAGCATCAAAGCCATGGGCGGCATCGCCATGGTGATCAACGAGGAAAACATTGACCACGTGCGCTACCTCTTGGGAGAGATGTGATGACGTGCCAACACAGGTGGGAAGAATCGAAGTTCGGTATCAAGTACCGCACCCCTGACCACATCATGTACGAGTGCGCTCGGTGCCACAAGGTGATCTCTACATACAACAAAGGAAACGAAGATGACGAAGTTCTACAACACAGGCAAGGTGAAGATCGGGGAGTTCTACACACCCCCGCATCGAGTGATTGATCTTGGCGTGGACGCTGAGATATTACAACGTGCACTGCTGACCAAGCCCACGCTGGGCGAACGTCTGTGGCACCGAGTGACTCGCATGTTCCATGCGTAAGCGTAGCAAGTACAGACCCAAGGGGGTGATCATGAATCCAATCGCGTATGTGATGGAGAGCATGACCCCCGTGGCGAAGCACGACAACTACTTAGTGAACCTGAAGATCAGGAACCACATGGCAATGACCAACCTCACGCAAGGCAGAGCAACACGCACGGACATGGACGACTTGATCGCCATGGGCAACGTCACCGAAGCTCTGTCTCGCTTGGGGTTTGGTAAGGAACATGGTGACATAACACAGGATGGACTGAACGCACTGCATGCCGTCGGCAAGCGTGGTGTGGAGAGCGGACGGTTCATCCTGCGTTCTGAAGAAATGAGAGCCCTCAACACACTGATGGAACTGCACGATGCTCAGATGGACGTGATAACAATCAAGGACATGGAGCAAGGCTTGAAGCTGGTGGACGAGGAATTTAGACAGCGCAAGATGCGCCCCATCGTGGAGAAGAAGAAATGATCGTGCGAAAAGTCAGAGGTGAAGACCGAGTGGGCAAGATCATCGTCACTCCAACTGAGGCGATGTTGGCAAAGCGCATGGGCATACCGCTTGAGAAATATGTCCAAACGCAACTCGTGTTCATTGCCAAGAAGCGCAGATGGAAATGGTACTTTAATAACACAGGAGCAAACTATGCTTGACCTGATGACATGCAACCTGACGGGCACCGACCTCGAAGCGTTCATGAAGGTGATGGGCAAAGAGATCACAGGCATTGCCTTGGCAGGGCCAGTGGGTTCGACTGAGAAGGACGAACTGCACATCCGATTCAAGAACAACACATACATCCGCATTGCGGACGATGGCCAATCATGTTGCGAGAACCGCTACATGACAACTGATGACAAGCTCGATGAGTACGTGGGCGGCAATTTGCTGAACATTGAAGTCAAGCCTGTGCCGATTCCGCTGAAAGAGAGCGGGGACGGTGACGACCACGACATTGAATTCTTGGAGATCACAACATCCAAGGGTGCATTCGTGTTGACAAACCACAACGAGCACAACGGCTACTACGGTGGCTTCAGTGTGACCGTAACCTTTGGGGTGGTGTCATGACAGAAGACGAAAGAAACCTCGACCTGATGGTCGCTGAACTGGAGAGTGAAAACCGAATGATGAGGGCACGTAATGAACGACTGCAACGAGAACTCGACCGAGCACTTGATGACAACGCACGATTCAAAGTCACACTGGAACGCATCATTGCCGTATCCAAGTTGGCCTTTCGGGACGGTGTGCCCGAAAGAGTTGGCGAAGTGGGGGCGCAAGAACAAGGCGCAAGAGTTGGATGAGTACGAAGATGCTCCGATGTGAAACAGACGAAAGGAACAAAATGGAAAAGGCAGATGACATACAAGTTAGTGGCACACACTACAAGGACATGCCCATACAACCATGGGCAGTGATGGAAGCGGTGCTGACTCACGACGAGTTCGTGGGTTTTCTCAAGGGCAACATCATCAAGTACAGCCTACGCGCAGGGCGCAAGGACGGTAGCGATGATGCAGGGAAAGCCAAGCACTATTTACAGAAGCTACGCGAGGTAACACACGCTGGCTCGTGGTCTTAACAACAAGGAGAACGAAGATGACGGACGAAGTACACCTACGCCACAACTGGCGCAACACCATCGAATCGGACGGCGGCTACTGCCCTGTGTGTGATCGGTGGGGCAAGATCAACAAGGTCAAACTG